GAGTCGACTTTCGAGGTGATTTCGTCTTGAACGCTCTTAGAAATCATGTCTCTAAGTGCTTTCTCGTCTACGGCTTCCTCGTCGTCCTTTTTCTCGTCTTTCTTTTCGTCCTTGTCCTCGTCGGCATCCTCATCGGATTCCTCGTCGGATTCGTCGGCTTCACCGACGGCTTTCTCAAACTTTGAGCGCTGATCGGGCGACATAAGGGAGACGTTGTCTTTCAACAGTGCCTTTTCCTCTGTGCTCAATGCGGCAAAGCCTGATTTCAAAAACTTTGCGATTAAAGTTGCGATGTTCATAGGTTGAATTAATTAATTTATTTTGCTAATGCTGACTTTTTTTTGAGCAGTTGTCTAACTGCTTTGTTGATGCTCCTCGCGGAGTATCCACTGTCCCTGCCCGTGGGAGTTTCGACCTTATTTTTGACCTGCACGCCGGGCTTATCAGCGCTTATTTCTTTTTGAATTTGTTTTGCTATTCCCTCGCTCAATTTTTCCACGCTCTCGTCGGAAAGGTTGAGCTCTTTTTCTGTTTCTCGCACGACTTTCTTTTGGAGGTCTGCTTCCAGTTTCTCCAACGGCGCGAGGTCGATGCCTTTGCTGTAGGCTAAGGCTCGGCCGTTGGCCGGAACGTTCACGCATGAAATTTCGTATAGTGTGTTTTCCTTGAGCGTGACCGTGTCGTCGTCTTGGCTGAATTCTATCACTTGGTTTTCAAACCCTACGCTGAATGCTCGCATGAAGCCGTTTGCGTAAAGGTTGAATATGGTCTCTGCCAGTCCCGATTTGTCCTCCTCGACTGCGAATTGGATCGCGCCGGAAAGGTTGCCCTCTGCGTCAATCATAAGCTCGATTGCTTTTCCGATTGCTGGCGTCCATTGGTCGTGGGCGAAAAGTATAACCGGGTTTTTCATAAACTCGTCAAGGTGCCAGCCCTTTTGGTCTATGATTTCTCCGTGGCGGTCTTGGTCGGCCGTTGAGAAAATTCCGCGAATGACGTACTTCTCTTTGTCCACGCTTTTGATGTGGAGGGAGAAGTCTTTTTTATAAATTTTCTTTTTGTCTATTGCCATAAAATTTGTTATTGCTCAAAAGCTGGGGCAAGCACGCATCGGCAGTTGGGCTCTTGTGGATATTGTAACCCATTTGAGAAGTTTTTACCAACGGGGACGATTTCCCCATTGAGTGCGGCATGTTCCTCGCGCGTGCGCGCGTCCATAACCGCGACCCATTCCTTGTGTGTTGCCACGTCGCTTTGCTTATAGGCTTCAATGAAGCCCTCGTTATTCGCGGCGGTCGACTCCGTCCGCGCGATCAAGTCTGATCGCCAAGTAGGGAAGTCCTCATAAACGGCGCTAATGCGCGCGCTTACTTCTTGCATTCCCTCTCCGGCTTTCAAACCTGCCTCGATTGCGTTGGTGACTTTCTCCCGGGTGGTGTTGTTTACGCCCAGCCCGAATTGCTCGGCTCTCTTTTGCAGTGCTGTTCTTATTTTTTCTGTTATTTCAAATTCCTTGGCCGGGTTCACTATTGCCATGGCTTCCGCACCTGCTTGGCGTGCGAATTCCTCGACGAATGGAAAGCTAAACTCCGCCCATACCTTTTCCTCGCCGTCGTAGAAATCGTTGACGAGTTTCTTGGTTTCTTACCCGGCCGCTTTTCTCTTTCCGCCCTTTGCGTTTTTTGTAAGGTCTCCGGCATGCTGTAATTTCAAAAGCAATGCGTTGCCCTGTATCTGTGCCAGCTTCGTGACCTCGGTCTTGAACCTCTCGGCCCGGTTGTCTATGGCCTTGAGCACCATTGTCGCGTACTTCACTCGTAGGTCGTCGCCCTTAATGAGCGCAGTTGGCGCCTTGGTGTTTTTCTGTGTCTTGGTTTGTGCTTTCTTGGTGGTCTTTAATTTTGCGATCGGAGTATTCTGTAATTTTTTCATTCCCTCTACGAGCTCCTCGGCAATAATAAATTTCTTGCGTAGGAATTCTCGGCCACGGAAAACTTTGAGGCGTCTCTTGATTGCCTGCTCTGCTGTTTTGGAAATGAAAGCGTCGCGCATTTTTTGCGCACTGACTGCCGGCACGCTTCCGACTGGTTGCAGGTTAATTGGGAGCAGTATTGCGTCGCCTCCGTCAATTGGTTCGCGTCCCTCTGCGGTTCTGACTTCGTTGATTGTGAGCCAGCCCTTGGTTAGTCCGCTATCGTAATTTTTCAAAGTCTGATCGCGGTTCTCCGGTGTTGGGTCCGGGAAGTCAAAAAATAGGTTTTCCCCGAAGTCCTGCGCCACGAGCATTTCGTTCATTTTCTCTGTGAGCATTTCCAGCTCGGGCTTGATTGTCTCGGAAAGGAAAACGTACATAGCCGTCTCTGCGTTGGCTCGGTTTACGTCGTCCGTAATTGCGACCACTGTCTTTGGTACGCCGAATGCGACGAGGATGTCGTCGCGTGTGAATTTCATTGATTCGATGTAGTCCATTTCGCGCTGGTTGACGCTGATCTGTTGGTATTCCAATCCTCCGGTCAAAATAGCCACCTTGCTGTTGTTGTGTGAGCCTCGGTGCTTCGTCTCAAAGTATTCGCGAGCCTCGGTCTTTTCCTCCTCGGTCATTGTCGCGCCCTCGCTCATTTTCAAAACGGCGTCGGGTCTTGCGTTATTCAAAAAGAAGTCGCGCTGGTAGTTCGATGCGAATTCCTCCGTATCGATTCTAACTGACGCGCTTCGTATCGGGCTTATGCCGTAGTATTCGTCGAGCGGTGTTGGGTGTTTGAAGTGGACGATTTCGTCCGGGGCGAATGCTTCCACTCGTCCGTCTGTTTTTGTGAATTTATAACCTCGTATGAATTCCTCCGGGTCCTTGACTATCTCCATGAAGTCCGGGCGCAAGTTCCAAAGTTCCACCACCTTGCCCGAGTTGTTGCGCACCTTGTACCAGAATGCGTCGCCGGCCAGCTTGAGGTTGATTTCTGTAATTTTTAGGAATTCGTTTTTTGTTTGGAAAGGGTTGACCTTGTAAAGCAAATCAACGGCCGGGTGGTTTATGATTTCTTTCGTGTCTCCCTGTGAGTTGAGTATTTGATAAAGGTTGAAATCTGTCGCCGCGATTTTCTCTGCGATTTTTGAAACGCACGCGAAAACGTACAGGCTCTTTTCGTAGCTCTCCAGCATTTTCGTTTTGCTCCAGCCACCTGCGGTCAATCTCTGTAACAATTCAAATCCGCCGTATTGTACTCCGGCGTCTTTCTTGCGAAATAAATTTGTGATTTTTGAATGCCAAGCCATAAAGTTTTTATTTGTTATTTTTATTATAGCACTTTTTTTAATTCTACAACATAATCACCCCCGGGCGTGGGCGCTTCCTCATCTGCCAAGCGATTGAACGACTGAATACTCGGTCGTCGTGCTTGCCTTTCTGCGCCTCCGGTCGGTTGTTGGTTGTATAAATCATGTCTCGAGCTTCGTTTTCTGCCTCCGTGTAGGTTTCGACTAATTCCTCCTTACGGTAGGCTTCCTCAAGGTCGGTCACCATAACCGGCCTATTGGCTCCGCTCGTTGTCCATGCGACGTGCTTTACCCCGAGGTCTTTGGCCTGCTTTACGTGCGCCACTCCGACACCGTTCTTTTCTATCCCCAGTTGCATTTTGAATGCTTTTATAATTGGGGCGATTTTGAGCCAGAACACGTCGATCGGCTCTGTGCTTGCGTACTCAAATATCACGGTCGCTTTCGGATTGTCTGCCGGCGCGTCAATGACGCTGAATACGTGGCTATCCCCGTTGAGCGTTCCCTCTGCGCCGTCGACTCCAGCGTAAAGCAAACGCTTTTTTAATTCTGCCCGTGTCTCCTCGGTTCCCCATGTCTCAAATCTATCGAGGGGCACGCGCTTCGTTATGTCTGTCGTTATTGTTGTGAAAACTGAACGGCCACTTTGCAGGAAGCACGAGACGTCGTCCTCCGGGTACTCTTGCCAAAACAGCGCGCCCTTGTCCCATATCTTGTATCGTCTCCATTTCAGTTGTCCTGCGGAAAGTGTGAAGCCGTACTCTTGCGCTACCCGGGCCACCAGTCGCTTTTCCTCGTCTGTGAGGTATTGCAGGAATTGGTCGTCGGGTATTGCGAACATTTCCCGGACGGCTGTGCTGAGTCCGCGCTTCTCCTCGTCGGTCAAACTGTCTGAGCTGTATTCCCGGTCAATGAACCACGGTATAAATATCGGCGTGTAGGCGCTCAGTCCTTGCTTGGCCTTTTGCCACATTTCATAAAACCCGTTACGTCCGTTCGGCGTGGTCTCAATGTCGATCTGTCCGTACTCTGCCGCTTCCGCAATACCGGCGAGGATTTTTTCCAAGTCCTCATAAAAGGCCGCCTCTGACAAATGAGCGCGGTCTACGGTGTCGCCTCTACCGAATGCTCGCTGTCCTGCCGTACCGATAAAATACGAGCTTCCCCTTTTTGGGAATTTCATTTCTTGCTTGCTGTCTATCGACAGGGCAGGCTTGACCTCCATGTTATCAATGTAGTATCGCACCGCCGCAAACATACGCTTCGTCGCTTCCTTTTCGTGCGAAATAACGACCGCGTTTGTGCTTTTTTTTATGCAGTCAATGAGCTGGTCTGCGTCAATGATTTTGCTCAGCCCTTTTTGTCGGGCTTTCAATATCAAATTTCGGCGCGTCTTGCGCTCCCAGTAGTATTGCTGTGCCGGGTTAAGCCTGAACGGTACTTGCTGGCCCCTCTTGCTTCGTATCTTTAGGAGCTTCTCCACCAGCGTTTTGTTGTCCGGCATTTCCAGCACTCTCTTTTGTTGTAGTGTCAGCGGTTCCATTTTGTTTTTCAGTTATCTTTGCGTCGGCGTGATCGTCGAGCAAATCCTCAAGGGTGCGCTCGCCGGTGTACACTTCGTTGACGACCTTTTGTTTATAAATCGGGTTACGCCTTTCCAAATAAAAGCGAATGCTTGGCCCGTCTCCCTTGCGAATGAGTTTGAATAAAACGTCCTCGACCTCCTCGTTTCTTGCGACTTCGTGTGTGGTTAACGCCTCGGCAAAGTCCGGGTCGGTCTTTTTCCATTCGTAGTATGTCCAGCGACTGATTCCGATTTTCTCGCAAACGTCGGAAATGACCCCGAACGACTTGCTGAAGTATTCGAGGAACAGTGCCTTTTTCTGTTTGGTGCGCTCTTGCTCCTCTCCCTCTCTGCGTTTTTTGATTTGCTCGGGCGTCTCCAGTGCGTAACAAGAAACAAGGCAAATCTGCCCCGGCGTGTTAGGTTCTGTTAGCTTTTGCGTTGTTTCTTGGTTTTCCATAAGTTTATTATCCCACTTTCTCAGCCTTTTGTCCCGTGGCTTCCTCCCAGCGTGCCACTATCACGTCGCAGTATTTTTGGTCGAGCTCCATTGCGAAGCATCGCCTGTCCATTCTCTCTGCCGCTATGAGTGTGCTTCCACTTCCTGCGAATGGGTCAAGCACTATGTCTCCAATGGCGGAGCTGTTTTTGATTGCCTCTGCGCATAGGCCGATTGGTTTCATTGTCGGGTGATCCGGGTTTTTGGTTGGTTTGTCGTAGCGCCATATGTCCGTTATCTGCTTTCTGCGCTTTACCTGTCCCTCTACCTTTCCCTTGATTTTAACCTCAAAGCCTTGGAATTTGATTGTCGTGTGCTCCCCGTCGTATGCTGTGCGGATTTCTCTTAAGTCCTCCCACACGTTTGCGATGTCCCGGGCCGGGTTGAAAAAGTGATTTTTTATGTTGCTTGGCCAGCCGTAAAGTATCGGCTCGTAGGTTTGCTGGTAGTCGCCTCTGCCGAGCGTGAATGTGTTTTTTACCCATATCACGAACGTTGACCAGTGGCCCCCGGCTTCCTCAAAGGCTTCTCTCAATGTGCCGAGTTCGCTTGAGCTCATGCAGATATAAATTCCGCCGATCGTCTTGCTGTTTATTCGCTGGCAGGCTTTCAAAAGGAAATCGTGGAATGCGTGGGCGTCCATGTCGTCGTTTTGAATTTCCCCCTCTGTGCCTTTTTGGTAGGCCACGTTGTAGGGTGGGTCTGTGAACGTCATTTGTGCCAGTTCCCCTGCCATTAATTTTTCGTAGTCCTCGGGCTTCGTGGCGTCTCCGCATAGGAGGCGGTGCTTGCCCAGTTTGTAAACGTCCCCGGTCTTTGTTTTGGCTTGGTCGATTCGGTTCTTTGCGGCCTCGGCGTCAAAGCTGTCGTCCTTGGCTTCGTGAACGTCAAAAAGTTTCGATAATTCGTATTTGTCAAAGCCGGCGTCAAATAGCAGGCCTTTATCAAATTGCGTCAGCTTCTCCTCGTCCCAGCGCCCGGTGTTCTTGTTGAGGCGAATGTTCAGCTCCGTTTCCTCTGCGATCGTGAGCTCTCTGTTTGGGACCCGGACGTCAATTTCCAATTTTCCAAGGTCGGCATAAATCGTGACCCTTTGGTGTCCGCCTATCAAAGTGTTGGCGCGAGTGCCCGTATTAACAACGACAGGCTCAACGTCGTTGAACCTCTCAATGCTCTTTTTCAAATCGGCGCGGTCTTTCTCTGTGAGCAGTCTTGGGTTGTAGTCTGCCGGGATTAAGTCCACCACCTTTCGTTTTTCGTTGTGCCATTCTAATTTCATACGTTGTTGTTTAGTTCCGCGATCGCGTTTTCCAATTTCTCGGCGCTTGCTGTGGAAAGGAAGCGGCGCAATACGTGGCTTTCGTCCATTAAAATCTCAAAGTATTTGCGCTTGGTGAGGAAAAATCCGCACTGGTGGTTTTTGCACTCAAACAAAATCGCGCGGTCTTTGATTTCCTCGAGCTCGCTATCGCAAGCCGGGCATCTTTTCTCCATGAGGTTTTGCCACTTCATTTGCGTATCTTAGTGTTTATGCTGTCGACCTTGGCCAGCAAGCCGAAGCCTGCTTTTTTCTCTTTGGCGATTTCAATTAATTGGCGCGTGTCTTTCGTGAGACACTTTCCTCCGTATCCGGCTTTCCCGTCCTGTGCGATTCTGAGGTGCACGTCTTGGCCTTGGTTGTCTCCCGGGTGTGATCCGATTCGTGGGTTTTTTGCGAGGGTGTTTTTTATCACGTTGTAGTCGACTCCGGTCTTTGCGCAAATGTCGGCCAGTTCGTTTGCGAATGTGACCTTGAGTGCGTAGAAGCTGTTTGTCGCGAGCTTCAGCATTTCGGCTTCCTCGTATCGGCGAATTTTCCAGTCTTGTGCCGGGAATAATTTTGACGCCATTAAAGCGACCGCCGCCGGCATGTCTTTGAACCCTTTGTCTGTGCCGAGGGTGATTGTCTTTTCGTTTGCGAAATCCTCGCATGCGGTTTTCTCTGTGAGAAATTCCGGCACGAAGTAAATTTGCAGGTCGGGGTATTTCTCGGCCAGCGTTCTCGTAAATCCAAGCGGAACGGTTGAGCGAATAATAACGGCGCGTCGTCCATCGCCCTTGTGCTTTTGAATGAATGCGACCGTGTTCTCGATCGCGCTTGTGTTTAGGTTTCCGTCCTTGCCCGAGTCAGTCGGTAAGCACAGAATAAAAATCAACGCGTGGCGTGCGATGCTCTCCAGCGTTGAATTGCCCTTGTCCGGGTTGACGTCGTAAACCAGCACCTCGTGATTTGTGTTTTTGAGAAGCCAGTCTTTTTGTGTGTTTCCGAGCACTCCTGCTCCAATGATTCCTATTTTCATATTGGTGTTTTTGTTTGGTTATTTATAAATTAATTATACCACTTTTTTCCTTTTTGGAAAAATCACAAAGGTGCGTTTTTCCCCTTGTTGCTGGTAG